GGGGATATTGTGTCCAAGTTCTTGTGATGCAGCAGACCCTTATATTGCACCTGATTGTTATATACAACGTCCCGCAACACCTGTATTTTTGAATTGGAGTAGTGCAGCGCCAGAAGGGCCTATTCCAAATGGAGGGCATAGTAACTCTTTTAAGATGGGCGGACAATTATCTACAAAGTGGGCGCCTGTTGTAGGCTATTGGTCATGGGACGAAATATATGCCAAAGAAGAATACATTGTATCTAATGATGACGTATTAGAAGTAGTATATACTAATGCACCTGTGCATGCGGGACAAGCAAACCCTTGTGGATTTCCTGTTGTAGCCTCAGTAACTTATCCTTACACTGGATATAAACCTACAACCGAAGAAAACTATAATGTAATGTACGGTTGTTCTGACGTAGGTTATTATGGAGACGTGGGAGTTCCTGTTCACGATTGGTTTCAACGTTTATTTTTGAACTTTTGGACTTCATTTTGCGGACAATCTAATGACCCCATATACATAGGAAATGGTAGTCATGAAGCCTGTTCGCCATCAGGTATGATGTTACATGCAGAAGTAAACTTATGGCAACGTATCCAAACAAGAAGATTAAATAGAGGATATTATCCTATAATAAGCGCAGTAAATTTTGCTACATATGACAAAAACTATTCAATAAAAACACAAGACGGATATTTTAATTTTTATTATGGTTCTCCTTATCCTACAATTACAATAGATATGGCAAACACTACTATTGCCGTAAGAGGTGATGGAGATTGTAGCCCTGGTGATGCACGTCCTCGTTTTTTGTTTCAAATGCACCCATGCAAATTGTTGAACATTGATGGTATCGGATTTATGCCGTTTGTTACAATAGGAACAGGAAACCATGATGGATATCCTGGGCATAATTATAACATTCACTTA